GCCCCTATAGACAATCGTAGCCGGTAAATTCCACCAACCTCAAAGACTGGCTTACCTGAGACTACGAAACGATTAAATACAGGAAATTGGCGTGCTATCCATGTGTACCCGCAAACGCCGTCAATACTTGACACTGGCATCTTACGATGTAGCTGGTCTATGGCATTGTCCAGTTCTGAGGCGGTAGTCATGTCAGCGGTGACACCTACCACAGTCCAGAAGGTATTTGTTGCCCTGCTTTGCGCGTCGTCATCTTCACCACCAGTTAGGTGTAACATGACGATATAGGGCAAGTCTACATCTTCCGGTACATGCTCCCAGAAAATCTTGTACTCAGTACCATCGACTACAAGAGGTAGCACGTCAGGAATGTCTAATAGGGTTTCTCTCAAAACAGTTGCGTCAGTCTGTTGTAGGCTCATCGCAACTTCTTTCTCTTAAGTATATTTACATACACAGGTTGCAGTGCTTCTATCGCAGGCTCGATGAATGGACGTTCAAAGCCGGGTCGCTCCTGTACGGCTCTGGCATACTGCCCTCTACCGTTAGGTTTATCCCCTTGCTCTGTGTCGATCTTAACGAAAGCTACCGAAGCGTCTTTCTTGTTCCGATACTTACCTTTTTCATCACGGCCCGTACTATCGTACCTCACTGCACTGTCCATGTTTTTAGTGTCCCTAGCAGGCGGTTTGCCTACTGGGGCAGGGGGAGAGCCGGGTGTCCAGTGAGCGCGTATATACTTCGCCAGAGCTTCAGCCGTTTCTACAACCGCTTCATCACAGTTGCTCTGGACTTTCTTCTCTATGCGAACCATTTCACGATAATCAGCTTTCAGCTTCATCTTAATCATCGAGGCCCACCCCTATTTCCTCTATCAAGCACTCGATAGTTACAAGCCAATCGCTGACAGCTTTCACTTTCAAAATCTCGTAGCGCCTACCGTCTGACAGTACCACCACGTCAGAAGGTGCTATGGGCGCGTCATAAGGCAGTTCGAGATTGTATTCGTCAATTTCTGATGTCTGTGTCTTAAGCCTCCCAGGGCGAAACGCTCTCGATAAATCAGGACGGCAGGGGATGTCTGTACCCCCGCGCCACGTTTTAGCCGCTGGCGTATCAGAAGTCAGTATCCCAGGCCCAGAGATGGTAGCATTAGCACCAGTTTTCGGGTACACTTGGCAGGTATCAGGGAGTAGTTCGCGCTCCACATGGTAGCGCATCCACTCTACCTGATTAGCCATTGTCATGTTGCCCATCTGGTTTTCCTAGTTCTGGGGAAGCGTTTAGCTATTCTGCGTCTATAGTATTGCTCACGATCAACGCAGTGCTGCCACTCCTGGTTCATGTACATACGGTTATTGCCAGCTTTGAAGTCAACGAATTGGGAACGTTGTTCTGCTTTCTGCCCCCACAATTCAGCCAGCGCTACGATCATATTGTAGAACGTACCCTGGATGTAGTAGTATTCGTCTTCCTCTAAAGCAGACGTAAAGGTAAGTAGCCGTTGCTCTTCATTAAGAGTAGCAGATGTAGCTACTACCGTGTCATCGCTATCGTACACAGTAAAGGTATCAGCCTCTACCCAGTAATGGCGTGGGAGGTCTAAGGCAAAGATTTTAATGTCAATGTCTCTTGGTAGCAGACGAACTTTGCCGTACATCGCTTGCCCATCAAGGATGCTTTGCAACTGGTCATCTGTCCAATAAGTCACCCCATAGAATACGTCATCCGTTGCAGCCTGCCCGTACTGCCTCAGATACGAAACCAGGGATGACATACCGCTACGTGCAGCCATACGTCACCCCCAGAATTATTATGAGATTGTCAACTACCCAACAGCCAGGGCGCTACTGCATTTGGTTTCGATGGTCATACCCAACTCAGGTCGCCAGTCACCAACGCCGTAGGTTTCGTAGGCCGAATACTCGGCGGTACGTCCCTGCATTGTCAACTCGAAGAAAGCCTTAATCGGCTTACGCACGTCATGAATGAGCGCGTCACGGTAGAAGAGCAGCGACTTACAAGTTGCGCTTTTCTCGTACACCTGCACACCCAGTTCGTCACCGAAGATGTCGGAAGGCCCACCCGACACGCCTGTAACCAAGTCATAGGCGGTCTGTTCACCAGGAACAGTCGGATTGTCATAGTCTACCGCTACCTGCATTTCGCTGTCAGCGTCACTCAGGAGGGTGGTAGGTGGCGTAGCGGTGATGTCATCAATCGATGTGCCGCTGACTGTCCACGTACCGTTACCGTCCAGCGTCAGAGCTTCCAGGGCGGTCTTAATGTTGCTCACCATCGTAGCCGGTGTTGCGCTGACAGTGATAGCCGCTGTGATGTGTTCGCCAACGGTGTAGCCGTCACCGATCTGCAACCGGAATGTCCCACCCGTACCGAAGACAGCAATCTTGTAGCTGATGTGACGTTGCAGGAAGTCAGAGATGGCGATGTTCAGCCCCTCGAAACCAGGAACAGTCCACCCGCTGATTGCTTGGTTACGGAAGTCCAGATTTGCGCCAGCCCCAGAGCCAGAGAACGTGATAAGGTCAGTCATGACCTCTCGCGCCTGGAAGGGATGAATAACGTGGTACAACTGACCACTACGAGAGCGTTTACGGAACTCGTGTTGAGCCGCCACAGGCAGGTCAATGGAGTAGTCCGTTGTCGTGCTGCCCAGAGCGCCGCCGTAGAAGGTACTCAGAGCTTCGCTGACCAACAGTTGTTCTTTACGATCTCCCAGGCCCTTACCCAGAGCTTCAATCGTATCAGCTACGATGTTCTCAAGGTCGGTGTCTGAACGCCGGTCAGAAATCCGATGACGAGCGCCCCACTCCGCAGGACTGATGGAGTTTTTACGCGCCCGTTCCACTGTCTGGACAGGAATTGCGGTGTCTTCACTCAGGCTGGTAGCGCGTTCAGGCCGGAGGTATTCAGAGATTTTCCGGTAGTTCCACCCGCGCATGTCGCCCATCGTTTTCACACGCTGTACCATCGTGTACTTGCGCATGACGTACTTCAAAGCAGCCATTTCGATATGTGGAATAAGGTCAAGGCCGCTGCCAAATACTTGATCTAACCCAGTCAAACTTGCCATTGTTAATCCCCTAAGTCAAGTGCCTTCAAAGCACTCGCAAAAGTATTCTCTAGCGATGTAGAGTTACCTTCACCACCGCTTACATAGTCGTCAAAGCGGTACGATGACTTAGCTAACGCTTCTGCTACCACCTGGGGGTTATCGGCGTGTTCCAACACGCTCAACATCTCATCGGGTAGCTTATGCTCCTTTAAGATACCCTTCAATGTTGTCTGACGCTCTGCCGCCGCCGCCGCTTCAGCTTGTTGCTCCTGCACTAGCCGTTGGCGAAACTCTTGGTACAGCGCGTCTTTATCCAGAGGTGTTGCAGGTTCGTTAGCTGGGGTGTTCGTGTCCACACCTTCACCCTCAGTCTCCGGCAAGTCGTCAACGCTGGCGAGAGCCGCAAGTTCCTCTTGCAGTTCTGTAATCTTTTTCCGGCGTTTCACACTCTCATCAACAGCCTTTTGATAGGCTGTGTGATTGTATACAACGTCGTCAGGGATTTCCAGCGATGAGAGAACGTCCACGTCCTCTACTTTTTCATAAGTAACGTTGCCGTCATCATCTGTAATTTCACGAAAATAACTCATTAAGTATTATCTCCCGGCATCCATGCCTAAGACTAGCGTAGTCCACTACGCTTAAATGAAAAAAGCCCAGCATCCATGCTAGGCTTTAGTTAACAGTAATTATAGTTCTAATAAATCTATTTGTAGAGTGTTGAGGGGCAACCGAAGTCACCCCTACCCGCAACCAGAGGGAGAGAACACCCTACTTTCAGTATATCACGGAAAACTTAATTGTCAAGTTTTTCTTCATTTTTGGTTTGTGGTTTTTCGTTAGCCTTTTTGCTCTCGTTAGCAGGCATAGGCTCTTGGAACGAAGCCGCCAACTCCATAGCTTGCTGTTGACGCTCCATATTTTCTTCAAACTCAGAAGCAATAGCATCAGCCTCATAAGTCCAGTCGTCACCCATCTGCTTGGCGGCTGTCCGTTTACTGCGATACCCACCATTGAGCGCAAGCGCGTTCTGGTTAGCAATCTCAGTTTTATCAATCGGAAGTGGTGAACCAAAGCTAACCCGTACATCAATATCTTTCGGGTTTTCAGTTACCATCCCAGCCTCATAGCCCATCTCAAGAGCTACTTTTGCTATGCGGCTTATTGATCTGCCGTAGGCATCTTGCAGAACAGTGTTCTTAGCCAGGGCATCAAGGAATAGAGTACGGACTGAAGCGTTAGTGACACGCTGCAAGTCTTTCGCTTCACCCTTTAGCAGCACAACACGAGAAATGGCTAGGTATGTTTCTACCATCTTATCTAGTGTTTCCGATACCGCTGCGAGGTTGCCCTTCATCTCTAAGCGGCTGGCCCTGGCATTAGGATTAGGGATAGTCAACAACGCGCCGTCATCCTGTACTTCATCCAGGTCTGCCCCGGTAATTACGTCAACCGGGTCTGCTGTCTCACGAACAATCCGCTGACGCTCAGAAGCGATACGGTTGATTGCATCCTGTAAGTCTTTAAGTGTGAACTCGCTTTGCCCGTAGTAGTTCTCTGGGTCTGGTAAGTGAGCAGTTTCTATAATCGGAGGGATAGCCGATGTATGTTCTTTCGGCTTTTCCATAGCTACCCAGTTACCGGCTGCGAAATCCAGACTATCAAGCCATATCGGGTTATTATCGTGTAGGGTTGGTATCCCCTCGATCTCACCCAGGACTTTTGGATGCTCCATAGCGTATGTGTAAATCATCCAGCGGTTGTTGTCGTCTTCCCATACATAGTCTTGAATAAAAATCTGTTCACCCTTGAAGTAACGCATTTCGTACCACAGCACGTCAGCCGTGTCATCAGCAGCCCAGTATGTGGTAACTGACAGTGGATTTAACAGGCTAATCTTGGGATAGCGTTCTTTACGGAATTTCTTTTTAGCTGGCTTCACTCGGATATACGAATGCCCAGCCAGAAAGCCCCGAATAGCCCACTTATTCAGCATCGACAAGCCGTTGTTCTCATTAAAAAGTTTCTTCAAGTATACTTCAGCCGGTGTGTCGTCTACCGTGTTGGGGTCTGTCGTAAGTTCTGGCATCTCAGAAAAGAGAAACGAGGCGGTACGATCTGCTGTCATCTTAACCAGATTTATGGTCAAATTGTCGTCAGGTTCGTCATGCTCATCGTACTCAAGTTGGTTTTCATGGTCGCCAGCGTAGTATTCCAGAGCCTCTGTGTAGGCGTTACGCCGTGTTTGTCTCTCAGTGAGGACGGCTGCGTTGTAAATCTGTCTCTCTGGGTTGTCTGGTGTTGCGTACCTTACTGCGCTTGGCATTCAAGTTTCTCCTTCCCCGCTTAAGAGGATTTGCCCTTTTCTTCCCTTTCTTCTTTGGTTTACGGAACTTCGGAGGCTTAGGTACTGCTGAGTAAGCCAGAGCCAATGCAGCGATTGTGTCGTCATGACAATCTTTCGCCGCATTGTACGTCACAAGCCCGGAGGGTGTACGATCTCTTTCATACGTACTCATCTCGGAAAGCTGAGTAGTGACGTATGGTGAGTTATCATCTTCCAGTAGGAAGAGCCTACCGTACTCTATGTCAGCAGCCAACCTGTCTACGTTGCCACGCTTAATGTTGTTGTCCACATGCACACCGCGTAGCTTATGTCCACCAGCAAAGTCTACCGATAAGTCCTCCCAGCCTACGAACTCCATAACCAGTTCATCAACTGTACCTCCCAGGACTTCCAGCATCAAACTATACAGGCTCTCACCGATACCGTTCTTTTCTACAACGGTTACGTAAGGTTGCCAATGGTGCATCAGCCCGATAATTCTGTTTACTGTCTCTGTAGTGCCTACAGATGTCCAGCGTTCACCGTAAACTTGCTCTCGTGTTCCCTTGTCTATAACTGTAAATACTGAAGCGTCGTTATTCTGCCCAAAGTCAACACCAGCTACGTACTCATGACCTTCTAACGGCCCTGGTAGCAGTCTGACTATCGATGCTTTTTCAACCCCAGCAAAGACACCGCCGCCGTCTACCAGGAACTCTGCCATGTACTCTTCGCGCCAGCTTAAGGCCGGTACAGACGACTTGATCTCTTCAAGCAACTCTGGGTCTTGGTATGGAGATGATACAGAAGGGTAGTTCCAGCTTTTATAAAATTTATTTTTAGGGTCTAGGCCGCGTTTGAATATTTCCCAGAACCAGTTTCTACCGTTAGGTGTGCTGGTGAATAACACCTGACCACCAGAGGCGGTAATCATTGGCTGGCAAACGCTGTTCCAAACATACTCCCCATTTCTAAAGAACGCCGCTTCGTCTAATATAAGTAAATCCAGCGTAGGCCCACGTAAGTTATCAGGAACTAACGCAGAGCGCACACGAATACTACCCCCTCCGTAGAAGTAGATTTCGTAGGCTTGTTGTCTAATGGCCTTCACTGGTAGGCCGGAATTTTCGATCAACGCTACTAGACCGTTCCAGTGGTCACGCGCTGATGGAATAGCTGGAGCTACCCACTGGCATGTTTGCCCTTTGTTGATAGCTCTGTCAAGCAAAAGGTACTTAGCCAGCCAGGACTTACCCCACTGCCTACCAAGTGCAGCAACGAAAAAACGGTAAGGTTTGCCCGTTACCGGGCAGACTTCCTTACCGTCCAGATGATCTATAATACCCTGTTGTAAGGCGTGGGGCTTAAACCCAAAGTCAACCTTGTAATGCTTCTCATTCATGACTTATCAACGCCTATAACAAACACCGTGTCTTCATCTAACTCTTCTTTAGACTTCTCAGAGGTGTAGGTAGTAGGCATGTGAGCTATTCGTCTAGCTAAGTTGTCCTTGACCTCCATAGCTTTAGCCAGCCTGTTGATCTCCATTGTGTCCACAGGCTCATTACTATCTAACTTGCTATTCATGTCTGCTAGTTTCTTTTCCAAAATCGCGTTAAGGACTACCAATTGTTGCATGGTAGACTGTCTAACAACGTCCTGGTACACCTCAATGTCTGCTAGTCGCAACTCCATAGCAGAAGCGCCTAGAGCCGTGTCGAAAGCTGATGCACGCTCTACCCAATTGTACTTAGCAGACCAGCGCTCAACGTAATCAGGGGTACTATACCCCAACTTACTAGCAACATTGGCGAGTGTACGCTTATTTTCTCCCTCCCCATAGACTGGCAGGTCACGGTAGAGTTGAAACGCAGCCCAACTCTTGTCCGTTTCGTCTGGTCGCCTGTCCCACAGGAGGGGAGTTTTCGTCATGTCGCTCACCAAAACTCTCCAAGAAAATATTAGCAAAAGCCTCGTCTTCTACAGGACGAGGCGGGTACGTCAAGTCTTCAACCAAGTCATTCCATGTATGTCTCCAATAGTCATCGTAGCACATAGAACCTCGTTACTCTCTCCCTTAAGTATACCATGAATTAAGAGAAAGTCAACAATGAATAAAATACAGCCCATGTTCTGGCAGATACTTAATCTGTCTACGCTGTACCATGCGGTCAAGAAACTCTTCAAACTGTTCACGGAACATCCCCACAGGCATGTACAAGAACAGGTGTCGGAACAGAGCCGCCGCTGAAAGTCCCTGGTCGATCTCATACGAGCGCGTATGTGATTTAGCTCCCACAAACTGCCCGATAAGCGCGTCTTTAACTCTGTCTTCTAAACCGATACGCTCTAACTCTGGCTTCATAGCTTTGTGGTCAAGCAACTCTTCTGGCAGTTCGTAACCACACTGTTCTTGAAGCTGCATAAGACCGCCGATGTTAAACACGACAGCCGCTAAATGATCTTCGTCACGCTCACCATTCTTCCACTGGAAGAGATGACGTAACCCAGAGGCGATGTAGCGAGAGGCCGGTTGTCCTAACCGCCAGTTATCCTCTCCATACTTCACAGCCCCACGCTCCATAAGCGCCGCCAGTCGATCAAGCAACTCTTGACCGATTAAGTCATAGCGTGGTTTACCATCTTGCGTGTCTCTACGTGAGC